ACCATCCAAAGTGGTGTGATATGAAGCCAAGTGATAAACCAAAGCGAATCCCGACATTTAAAAACGGAGGGAAGAGCGACACAGTTGAAATTTATGTTGTTAGACCATATATTAGTGGTTTTTACTACTATTCACCTTGTGATTATCAATCTTCACTACAATATAGTCAATTAGAGGAAGAGGTAAGCAATTATCACCTTTCAAATATAGAAAATGGGTTACAACCCTCTCTTTTAATCAACTTTAACAACGGACAACCTTCAGAGGAGGTTCAAGAGATGTTAGAGAGAAAGATTATGGAGAAATTTAGTGGGAGTAGTAACGCTGGGAAGTTTATCTTGGCATTTAATGAAGATAAAGACACTGCCGCCACTGTTGATGCCGTTCACCTTCCAGATGCACACGCACAATATCAATTTTTGGCTGATGAGAGCCGAGAAAAGATAATGCTTGGTCACGGAATCGTCTCTCCTATCCTTTTAGGGATTAAAGACAACACTGGTTTCGGTAATAATGCCGAAGAGTTGCGGACAGCATCTATCCTAATGGATAACATAGTCATCCGCCCATTTCAACAGAATATTATCAATGCTTTAGATGATATTTTAGCGTTTAACAACATCTTTTTATCACTTTACTTTGTTACTCTTCAACCAATCGAATTTGTTGAGTTAGATAACATCTCTACAAGCATTGTAAAAGAGCAAGAAACTGGTGAAAAGTTATCTTCTGACAAGAATGAATTATCAGATGAAGAATTTGATGACTTATTTGCCCAATTAGAGGCGTTAGGAGAGAAGATTGATGACTCTTGGGAACTCATCCATAGTTGTGATGCTGAAACGGGCGTAGAACTCTCTGAAGCGAATCCTTTAGCCCCTTCTATGGAGGACAAAGGTATTTACAAGGTAAGATATGCTTATGTTCCGATTAGAAACTCACAAGGAAGCCGACAATTCTGTCGTAGAATGGAGGGATTGACTTCTGCGGACATAGTATTCCGTAAAGAAGACATTAATCAAATGTCTTTTAAAGGGGTGAACAGAAAATTAGGGCATCAAGGGAGAAATTATTCACTCCTAAAATACAAAGGGGGTAAAAATTGCCATCACTTTTGGGAATTGCGAGTGTATAAGAAAATAGGGAGTGGAGAAGTTAATATTGATGAGGCAGTAAAGGATGGATTAATCCTCCCAAAGAACCCAGAGGAAATGGGGGTTAGACCAATTGATATGCCAGATGGAGGTGCTTATTTGAAGCGATTGTTTAACAAAATACTTGGGGAATAATGACTGCGTTATTTATATCACCTAAATATGTGAAGAGAAAGTCCATTATTGATGGGGAGTTGGATGCGGACAAGTTAATTCAGTTCATTGAGACTGCTCAAGACATTCATATTCAGAATTATTTAGGGACTAATCTATACAAGAAGTTACAGACATTAATCATCGATGGGACAATTAATGATGCTGGGAATGCAAACTACAAATTGTTATTAGATGACTATATTAAGCCAATGTTGGCTTGGTACACACAAGCAGAGTATATTCCTTTTGCTGCCTACACAATAAGTAATGGAGGGGTATACAGACATCGCTCTGACAATAGCGATGCAGTAGATTATAGTGAAATTGCTGGGTTAACAACAAGAGCAACTGATAAAGCAACATTTTACACTAATCGATTTATAGATTATATGAACTTTAATTCTGAATTATATCCAGAATTTATTTCCTCTTCGGAGGCAATGTATCCAGATAGAGACGTTAACAACATTGGTTGGGTTCTTTAATGGAAGGAAAGATTAATAAATATAAGTTAAAAGATAACTATATAAGTTCGTTAGACCGCTTTATAGGGCGGCTAACGAACGAAGAAAAAAAGATTATAGATAATGGGGACAACTCTGACGGGAACAAGAATTAAGGATACTTACGATGGGTTGATTAAGATTGATGATAATCAACCTTTAAATGCAAGTACTGTTAAGCGACTCAATGATGGGTTAGGCAATCCTTGTCCTATTTACTTGTCTCAAGATGCCGTTGAGATAGACAACGGCTCTTTAAAGATTGGTGGGGCATTACTTGATGGGACTGATGCTGCTGGAACAAGTGGTCAATTACTATCTTCTACTGCAACTGGTGTGCAATGGATTAGTGGTGGGGGACTTGCATCTATTGAGAGTGTTACACATCACAACTTTAACAATACAGATGACCCAGCAGATGTATATGTCCCTATCAACACTACTGCGGAGACATCATCTCGTAGTATGGAGAATTACATTATCCCAATCTATAATGGTAGTGTTGCAAGAGTTGTGCTTATGACAAGCAACTCTGCAACTGGGTGTAGATTCTTTATGTACAATGGGACTACTGAAATAGGGAATGCCTCTACATTTGCTACGACTGCAAATACTGCAAGTGTTGTGTCTTTGAGTGCATCAAGTTTCTCTCAAGGAGATAGAATTAACTTTAGATTGACTTCTGAAGACCCACTTGGTGATGTTCAAATATCAATCCTTTGGGAATATACAAGACCAGTTTAAACGAAATTAAAATGATGAACCTAACTGATTTAAAAATATACGCACTTAACGCATCTGTATTAGCGATTAACTTCACTAACATAGAATTAGGGTTAAAGATTATTTTAACTATTGTAGCGATTGGCTATACTGCGCATAAGTGGTATCTAATGGTAAATAAGAATGACTGAATACTCTAACAATACTTGTGCTAACAATACTTGGGGTGTAGAGGTAATAATCACATTTAAAGAAAATAAAAATGATTGACGAAAAAGGATATGGTGCTATCTATGGTTCTACTTGGTGGGGGACTGATAGTGGTCTGTTAAATTCTATTTATTGGGGTGATATTTACTGGTACATTCAAGCGGTTGCAGCGTTAAAGGATAGGGCTTATGAAGATGGTGGTTATACAGAAGGTTTTGAGTGTGCGGTAACTGATTTAAGGGTGTTTCCACAAGCAGATTTAGGCAGACAATTATTCGATGCTTACGATGCAAGGTGTGAGGCGGCAAGTGGAGATACAGAGGCAAGAGTTTGTACCATTAACGAATTAAACGATTTATTATGAGTTTGTACAATGACGCAAGTTTAGCGATGATTCCATCTGCGGTTAAGGATGGGAAATTATATAGCATTAGACCAACGGATGGAAGCGGAGATTTTACGTTTTCAAGAGGTTCTAATTTAGCGGCTACAAGGGTTGATGTTAATGGTTTAATTGAGAAGGGGAGAGAGAATCTTTTGTTGCAGTCTAATCAGTTTGATACTACTTGGACATTAGATAACGCAAGTGTAACGAGTGGACAGAGTGGATATGACGGAAGTTCGGATGCTTGGCTACTTCAAGCAACTGCATCAACAAGCACCGCAAGACTAAAACAAGTAGTTTCTTTAACAGGTGTTCACACTACTTCAATATATGCTAAAGCAGGTTCAACGGATTGGATTGCTATTCAAATGTGGAGCAATCACTTTGCTTATTTTGATGTCGCTAATGGTGTTGTAGGCAATAGCGGTTCAGCTATTGATGCCTCCATTGAAGCCGCAGGAAACGGCTTCTACCGATGCTCAATCAGTTATAACGCATCAAGCGTAGGCAATTTATGGGTGTATGTGATTGATGGAAATGGAAGCACATCAGTAACATCGGGTAAAAATGTTTATCTACAATCTGCACAATTAGAGGTTGGTTTAGTTGCCACAGATTATATAGAATCCACAACAACAACTGCGGTAAGTGGTATCACAGAGGATTTACCAAGATTGGATTATAGTGGTGGGGCGAGTTGTCCAAGTTTGTTGCTTGAGCCGACTCGAACTAATCTTATGCCTCAATCGGAAGTAATTAATTTATGGGTTGCTAAAGTAGGTGTAACTATTGAAACAAATACTACTGAAACATTAAGTCCAGAGGGATTGTATAATGCAACAAAATTGACTGCAACACATACCGACCCAAACATTTATCAACCAATTAATGTAACGGCTGACCCACATACAATGAGTTTTTATGTCAAAGGCGTTGGCAATAGCATTGGCAAGGTTGGTCGTATCTTGTTTTGGTATATAGGCACGGCAACTGGAACGACAACAAGTCACAATTTTACTTTAAATGGTGATTGGCAAAGAATTGAAGCCACAACAACACCGACAGGTGCGGGTAGTTTATTTTTTAGAATTGATGTTCCTGCAGATAATAGTGTTGTAGGAGATGAAGCATACATCTATGGTGTTCAAGTAGAACAAGGAAGTTACCCCTCATCGTACATACCTACTTATGGGAGTGCCGTAACGAGAAGTAAAGATGCGATGAATGAGCAGATATCATCTCTTACAAGTATTGAACAAGGTACATTCTTTTTGGACTTTGATAGAGGTTTGACCAATGGAACTGCAAGAGATGGCAATACTGATGGGTTCTTTTATCGTTCAGGAAGCAGTTTTCCAGCAACTAATGCTATTGAAATCGCTACTGATGTTGATGGTAACGTTAGAGCCGCTATTAGAATGGACGGTTTTCTACAACTTTACTTAAATGATACTTTAAGCAGATACAAGATTCTTTTTAAATGGAGTGGGACTTCTGTTAATGTTTTTGTAAATGGAGCGTTGGTGTATGATAATCCAACAAGATGGACGGCTACTCTACCATTACAATACATTGGATATCACGCCTCTTTTAGAAAGAGCGTTAATCAACTTTTAACTTTCCCAACGGCATTAACTGATAGCGAATGTATCGCACTAACCGCCATCTGATATGTGTGATATAGGATTTGTATATAAATGGACTGATTCTTCTAATAACAAATGGTATATTGGAAGCCATACTGGTCATCCAAAAGATGGATATGTTGGGGGAGGACATTTATTTAAAAAAGCTTATAAAAAACGTAAAGAGTCTTTTTCAAGAGAAATTCTTTATTTTGGATACAATCACAGAGAATTAGAAGAATTTATCCTTGAGGAGTTAGATGCTATGAATGATAAAATGTCTTACAATCTAACAAATAGTTGGAGAGGTGTTGTGAGACATACAGAAGAAAGTAAAAAGAAAATGTCTAAATCAAGAAAAGGCATCCCAGTATCTGATGAAACAAGAAAAAAATTATCTGATGCCAAAAAAGGAGAAAAACATCCTCAATGGGGAAAGAAGGGATATTGGTTTGGCAAAAAACTGCCAAAAGAGTCTGTCCGCAAAACTCAATTAAAACGTTCTTATAGGGTTTATTGTGAACACAATGGTAAGACTTACGATTGTACTATGGACGCCGCAAATGACCTTAAAATGTCGAAGAGCGGTCTATTAAATATGATTAATGGTCATAGACCAAATAGGTACGGATTAATAAAAATATAAAATAATGGCACTATACGACAAGGCAAGTTTAGTTTTAATTCCAAGTGGAACAAAAGAAGGTGTTTGCTTCAGCCAAAAACCTACTAATGGAGATGGGGATTTCACATTTACAAGAGCAAGTTCAGCGACAAGGGTTAATTCTGATGGGTTAATTGAAAAGGAAACGCAGAATCTGTTGCTTTATAGTGAACAATTTGATAATCCTTATTGGAATAAAACCTCATATAATGGTGGTGGAGTTCCATCGGTTACCGCTAATTATGGTGCTTCCCCAATCGGCACAAATACCGCAGATAGAGTGCAATTTCCAGTTTGTGCTGGTTCAGAAGTTTCTTCATTGCAAACACCTATAAGTTTTGCCTATCCGCTTTTAACAAGTTCAATATATGTTCGTTCTGTAAGCGGTACTTGTTCAAATTTAGTTTTAAGGTCTGGAGGTACAGAATATGCCGTTCCTTCATTCGGAACGAGTTGGACACGAATAGAAACATTTAGTCAATCTAATGGGGCAAATGAAGGTTTAGCGATTCGCAATAGACCATCAACCAGCGGAGATGGTTCTGCTATTGATATAATGGTATGGGGCGCCCAACTAAATCAAGGGTTAGTCGCAGACTCATATTTAGAAACAACCACAACGGCAGTTTATGGAGGTATTACAGACAATATCCCAAGACTTGACTACACAGATGCATCTTGTCCTTCTTTGCTTTTAGAGCCGCAGAGAACGAATATAATTGACCATAGTGAATATATAGATAATTTATATCATCGCTCTGGCAGTATTATAACAACAAACTACGGAATATCTCCAGAGGGAGTGCAAAATAGCACACGAGTTCAGAGAGGAACATCTTATGATGGGTATCAATATTTTCGATATACAGTAAGTCCATCTACAACGTATACAATGAGTATATATGCTAAAGGTTCTGGAACTATTAGATTTAATTTTTATGATGGCACATCAGCTCAAACAAATAGTCTAACAAACCTAACTTCAGAATGGGTTAGATATTCATTTACGGCTACATCTAATAGCACCACAAGTATGGGTGATTTTGGTTTTTTCATTAGTGATGATGCTGAAGTATACGGATTCCAACTCGAAGAATCATCCTATGTAACAAGTTACATCCCTACCTATGGGGCGAGTGTGACTCGTAATAGTGATATTACATATAAATATAATGCAACATCTATAGTTGGAACTACCGAAGGCGTAATGTTTATAGATTGTGTACCTCCTGCTAATGATAATCCTATTTTAATGCAGTTGATTAACAACACATCAATTTATTCTCAATCAATTTATTTTGAATATGCCAAGTCAATTAACAAAATTAGATGTAATGCATATGATAGTGGTGTTCTTCAAGCATCTTTTGAGTTAGATGCAACTATAGGTAATCAATACAAAATTGCATTGGCGTACAAGGAAAATGATTTTGCTTTTTATGTTAATGGTTCTTTAGTTGGAACTGATACAAATGCAAGTGTTCAATCGGGCTTACAAGATGTTTTAATAGGTGTTCTTAAAGGTTCTTTTGGCTCTTATAATTTTATTGGGAACGATGTAAACCAAGCAATCCTATTCAAGACTCGACTATCAAACGAAGAACTCGCAGATTTAACAACAATATAAAATAATATAAGATGAAATATTTTCGCAAGTACTCTTTTGGCTCTAAAAGTGCCGCAACCGCAAAAATCAATGCATTAGGTATTGATGATGAAGGGAATCAAACACACAATCACGCTATCGTAAGATTAGGGAATCTTGTAGTTACCCCAGCAGAGATAGACGCAGAAGGCAATGTAATTACCGAAGCCGTTTTAACAGATACCTATCACATCGATGTATTATGGGATGGTGAGCCAAACCCAG